TGCAACTTGCGCGCTATGTCCTCCTCGGTCCACGACGCCGCCTCGTCAAGCAGCTCGGCCTCGGTGGCGTCGCCGTCGATAAGCACCGACTGGATGTAGGCGCGGTTGAACGCCATGCTGCGGTCGGATTCGAACTCCACGCCCTGGTCGACGAGCCACTGCATGATTTCGTCGGCGTCGTCCGCCTCCAGCCACGAGTGGTCGCCGCCGACGAAGCACGCGTCGATGTCCTTGCAGCCGTTGTCGTAATCACCCGTCACGCTGATTTCCACCGTGCCCGCGTTCGCGCTCTCGAACCTGTACGTCATGATTTCCTCCTAGTAGTCGTGCCCTGCGTACCATTCCGAATCGCGCTCGGTCGGCTCGAAATGCACCTTGATGACCTGCACCGTGCCGTCCTCGCGCTCGTTTACTATCCTCGCGTAATCGCAGAACCCGTCGTCCGCGTACTCCATGCAGGCGTCGAGTGTTTCCCTGCCCTCGGCCATCCCGCAGTAGGTGCCGCCGCTGTACTTGTGGACCGTGTACGCCATCTCCCTCTCCCGTCTCCTCGGTAGGTCGCCGTTAAAAAATGAAGTCCGCCGCCGTCTCGTGCGTGGTGACGACCGTCGTGATGACGATGTGCTGCGCCGCTTCCTTGAGCGTGCACCCGTTGCGCTTCGCCGCCGCCTTCGCCATCTCGAACGCCGTCTTGTACTCCTGGCCCAGCTCGACCTCGTGCTGGATGTAGTCGCTGCCGTCGTTCATGTCGGTGATTTTGATGGTCGTCTTCGTCATTTTCGGCTCCTCGGTGTCTCGGTTTCCCTTACATGTATAATTATAGCCCATTGTTTACGTTTGCGCAATAACTATTTTTCGGGAATTTCTGGGGCCGTACGCGCCGCCGTTAGGCGCTCGGCGGGGTCGGGCCGTCCCGCCGTTGGAACGGCCCGCAGGCGGCGTCTCAGCGCCCCTGGCGCTACGCCTTGATTGCCGCCCGTATGCGCTTGCGTGCCTCCGTCGGGTCGATGCGCACGGGGTCGTCCTTGCTGTTGGCCGACTCCCAGTGGATGAGCGTCCAGGTGCCCTGCTCCTCGTCCACGCCGTCCATGTACACGCAATCGCTTCTCCCGCCCGCGTAGTTGAAGTGCACGTAGTAGCCGCCGCGCTTGACTGCCTGCAGCGCCCTATGGACATCCACGCCCGAAGGGTCGTGCTTCGTGTCGCTGCGCATCTCGTAGCTGCGGAAGAAGTCCCGCGCCTCGTAGTTCACCGTGATTGATTCCAGCATGTCTCTCCCCGTTCTCCTCGGTCGCCCTACTTGTCCCAGCTGCCAAGGATGATGGCGTTCTCGTCGTAGCCGTGCTCGCGGTTCCACGCCCGCTTCGCCTCCATATCCGCCTTGAACTCCTCATGCTTGGCGACCAGCTCGGGCGCGTAGCTCACGGCGTCGGCGATGGCCTGCTTCAGGAACTCCTTGCGCGGCACGTAGTCGCTGTCGAGGATGATGTCGTCGTCCGCCCACGTAGTCACGGTCCAGACGCGCTCGCTCGGGTCCCAGTCCCATTCGATGCGGAAGCCGTCGTGCTGCTCGCTGTAGATTCGGTAGGTCATCGCTCTCTCCCGTCTGCTCGGTTTCCCTTATGTGTCTATTATACAGTATTGTTAACGATTGTAAATCGAGAATCTGAAAATAGCTCGGGAATTTTTAAGCGACCCTCAGCGGCCCGATTCGCCCGCAACGGGTTCGGGGCCGTCCGCGCGGGCAATCGCTACCCAGACGGCCCCTGGTGGCCCTATATCGCGCGCGGCCGCGCCTCAGTCTCGGTCGGTCGCCGCTACGCCATATGTAGCCTGACGCCGTGCTCCTGGACGTCATGGACCAGCTGCTTCATGAACCCGAAGTGGATGAACTCGGCCTCGTCGTCATCGTCCTGGCCCTCGCGCCTGAAGCACTTCGCGGCCCTGACCATGCCCCACTCCTGAGCCTCCTCGTCCCACAGCTCGTACACGAACGCGTCCTTCTCGCCGTCGTACCGCACGCGCCCTTCCATCTGCCTCGCCATCTCCGTCTCCCTTCTCTCCTCTCTTCGGTGCGGGGGATTGCCCGCCCCCGCCTCGGGTCGGTGCCTGCTACTTGACCGCTTCCTCCATCGCGCGGTCGATTGCGTCGAAATAGTTGAGGTCTGCTACGAGCTTCTGCTTGAGGACGTACAGGTGATTCTTGATGTCACCGAACGTTGTGTAGCTCAACGCGTCACCAGGAACGCTCGTAAGCGCCCTTATCTCCTCGTCGATTGCTGCAATATGGCTCTCGGTGGCCTCGCGCGTCAGGTAGGTCGGGCTGTAGTTGAAGTTCCTCATCGTTCTCTCCTTCGTCCTCGGCTTTGCCTTACATATACTATTATACGCTATTGTTTTCGTTTGTCAATAGGCAATTCTAGTCGATTTGAGGCACCGATTCCCAGCGGGCGGATGCAGGGGCGTCCCGCACCCGCCGCGCGCCGCTGGCGGCGTCTGGGCGCTCCTACGCCGTGATTGCGTCGACCTGCGACGCGGTGAAGAAGCTCGCCAGCTTCATGAACGTGCGGCTGGCGTCCTTCTCCTCGCCGTCCTCGTCGACGACCTTCTTGCTGCGGTGCTTCCAGATGGTCGCCTTGAACGCCGCGTGCTCTCCCTTGCGCACCTGGTAGCCCATCGCCTTCCAGCGGTTGTACGTGTGGCACTCCTCCTCGATGCCGTTGAGCGCCTTCGCCTGCATGATGATTGCCTCGTTGGTCATTGTCCTCTCCCGTCTCCTCGGTTTCCTACCAGCCGCGCTCCACCAGCGCCGCCCTCATGTCGTCCAGGACCTCCTCGCGGCTCTTGCCGAACATCTCGGCGATTGCGTGGGAGTAGCCGTAGGTCGTGTTGTCCTTGCCGTGTCCGAACTCCAGCTCGACCTCGCGCCACCTCGCCAGGTTCTCAATCATCTGCTCGTAGGTCGCCATCTCTCCGTTCCCTTCTCCTCGGTATCGGCTTTCCAAGCCTCGGGGCCAGGGCCTCTGCCATTGCCAACCCCGATGTGGTTCTCGCCGTTCCTTCCTTACATGTATTATTATAGCGCATTGTTTAGCGTTGTGCAATAGGAAACTTTGAAAACTTTCGGGCAAAAAAGGGGGAGCCGCCAGCGTTCCCGCACTGGCGGCTCCGAGAGAGGAATGTCGGTATGGCCCCGACGGCTATATGGTACGCGGCGCGTCACACGCCCTTCAGGTGCTTCTCGAACACGCCTCGGTACTCAGCGGCGTGCTGCTGAATCGGGTCCGTCAGGAACGGCCTGCCAGCCATCCTGCTCGTGCCGTTGTGCACGTACGGCGCGTACTCGACGTTCGTGCCGACGAGCACCGCCTCGTCGCCAGCGTCGACGGCGTGCGTGACGCTGTTGCGCAGGCGTCCCGTGTCGACGATGTGGTTCTCCGTCATGTATCCCACGACGTGCCCCTCGGCCAGTATGCCGACCTCCTCCAGCGCCCTTGCGATGGCCCTCGGCATCTCGGCGAGCACCTGCTGGGTGTTGTCGGCTATGATTTCCAGCTGCGCGTTGTCTGCGGCGATTGCAGCCGATGCGTCTTTAGGCATTTCGGTCCTCCACGTATCTCAGGCAATCGGCCCCATCGTAGTACACGTCTGGCGGCTTGCGCATCCCCATCTCCCTCGGGAACGCGATGCAGTAGCTCTTGAGCGGGTTGTCCGCCCACGGCGGCTCCCCGTTCGCCATGGCGCACGTCATGCACGCCCTGGGCTTCCTGCCAGAGCACCCGATTACCTCGTCGTCCCCTCCATACATTCGCATGCGCGCGTAGTTCGGCTCGTCTGCCATACTCTCCTCCCTTCCTCTGGTATCATCTAATTATACCACAATGTTTACGTTTTTGCAACTACTGCTGGAACTTCCAGTAGCCGTCCTCTGGATGAACCTCCAACTTGATTGTGAGGTCGCCGTAGCCGCGCTTCTCAATGCCCGTGCACGTATACGACGCGCCTCGCTGGATTATCGTCTCGAACTCCGAGCCGAACGACGACTGCTTTGATTTGCTGTCCCAGTTCAGCTTGTCGCCGCCTCCGAACTTCGAGATTGGCTCAGCATAGAACGCCTCGGTCCCCTGCGGCAGGAATATGTCGAGGTCGACGCCGCCAGAGAAGCCCGTCCCAGCCATCGTGCCGCACGACTGGAACGAACCCATCCTGTTCGACGTTCCCACGAAGGCGTCGAGTTCCGCCTGAGTCATTGCCGACAGGTCGGTGCCAGCTGGGAGGTCGAAGAAGGTCGCCATCGTGCGACCGCTCACGCCGCGTCTCACCCACATGTCCTCCTCAAGCTTGGACCGCTCGATAATCCTGGTCATGTCGCGGATTTCCTGCCCCCTGCCGTTCCTGTCTATATCGACGTCGCCGACGCCGACGTAGTTCCTGTAGCTGCCGTCGAACCCGTTGAGCGGCTGGTTGTAGTCCGAGTACGCCCCGCCCGTGTACGTGTTGATGGCTCGCCTCTCGGCCATAGTGGCCTCCCGCCAAGCCCTGCCGCTTATCTCGCGCAGCGCGTCGTCGGCCTCCCGCTTGGTCGCGAACCTGCGCCCAGCCGCCAGCCGCTCGGCCGAGAACGGCCCGCCGCCGCCTGGCGATTGGTTGAGCTTCGCCAGCTGCGCGCCCAGCTCCTTCTTGCGGGCGTCGAGCGCGTCGAGCTGCCCCTGCACCGCCGCCTTCGCGTCGTGGTACGCCTTGCCCTTGGCATCGTACTCATCCAGGCGGCTTATGCGCCCCGCGTACCTGTCGTGTCTGCGCTGCCATCTGTCCTCGTCGAAGGTGCCGTCCGCATTCATGTGCGTGTCTATGTCGTCGAGCTTGGCCTGGTACTTGGCCCTTGACGAGTCTATAAGGTGCCTCTTGTCCCCCCACTGACTCAGCGACGCCCCGTCGCTGGGGTCGGGGCCGAAAAGGTTGTCGAAGTGCTCGTCGTCTGGCAGCGTCTTGAGCAGGTCGGCCTTCTGCGCTTCCAGCGCGTCGATTTCGGCCTGTAGCTTGTCCTTCTTGGCCTGCTCGTCGAGCTTCTTGGCGTTCTTCCACCGCTCGTAGTCCTCGCCCTCGCGGGTCTTGTCTGGGACGTCGTCGTACTCGTGGCCTGGCAGCACGTAGCGCATCGCGCATCGGCAGTTCCAGACCTCCTCACCTCGCGCCGTCGGGTCGCCTGGGCAGTCGCACCCGTTGCTGAACTTCTCCTCCAGCTCCACCGTCTCGCGGTCGATTGCGCGGTGGCTGTCGCGCGTCCTCCTGTCGGCGGTGGCGACCCACTGCTTCCTCAGCTCGATTCCCATCGCCTTCGCCCTGCGGCCCGCGTCCATGCGCCCGAGGTTCTGCGCGCCCGTCAGCGCCGTCCTCGCGGCCCTCACGGCGCTGTTCGCGCCCATGCCGACCACGGATTCCAGCCGCTTCGCCGCATGTGGCACGGATTCGCCCTGGAGGATGCTCTGCGCGATGCACGACGAGATTTTCCGCCTGCACCACGCCATGTCCGCCGCGTCGTCCACGGTCGGCAGCAGCGGCGAGTCGGGGTTCTTCAGTATCTCGGCTATGGCGTTGCGGCTGTACAGCGAGAACGATGTCGAAACGTGCGCGGCCTGCTCGATTTGGAACGTGGCGAAGTCGAAGTTCTCGGCGTACGCTGGCATCATGTAGCCGTTGAGCATCTGCATGGCCCGCTTGTCGGCCTCGTGCAGGTCGTTCGCCAGTGCGTTCACCATCTGCGTGTTGGCTGTAGACACGGCTGACTGCGTTGTGTACCAGCTCCGAAGCTGCTCCTGCGTTATCTCGCCCGCGTCCAGCTTCGCTATCATCTCGGCCTGCTGCGCATGGAATCGCTCCATGAACTTGGCCTGCTTCGCGGCCATCTCGCGGTACGCCTGGCCGTACATCTCGCGCACGCGGCCCTCGTAGAGGTCGATGAGGGTGTCGACCGCGTTCGCGCCAGCATCGACGCCCTGCGCCTGGAGGGTTTCGGCGGCGTGTTTCTTGACGGCCTTGGCGGCTGGCTTCAGCGGCGAGTTCGGGTTCGTGTAGCCCATCTTGGACTCGCCAGTTGACGGCACGAGGTACCCGTACGTGCCGTCGTCGAGCGAGACGATTTTATAGCCCTTCTTGTCCTTCACCTCGACTATCGACGGCGCGTGCGAGCCTATCGGCTTGCTCGGGTCGGCGACCGCCTGCGCCGCCGCCTGCTTCTGCATCTGCGCCTGCTTGGCCTTGAGCGACTTCGGCATGTCGATGGGGTTCTTGTAGTCGTGATTCCATTTGCTCTCGAAGCTCTCCAGCGTCTTGGCCCCCGACTCCAGCGCTTCGGCGTCCCACTTCAGGCCCTTGAGGTAGTACCCGCCGTAGATGGTCTGGGAGTTCTCGATGTCGACGATGTACCACTTTTCGAGCCAGTCGTCCTTGACGATGGCGTACTTGCCGTAGCTCTTGGTGACCTTATAGGCCATGTCAGCCCTCCATGTCCCCGTTGACGGCCGCTATCCCGTCAATCGTCACGTACACGTCCAGCACGGCCCTCGCGGGCTTGCCGCGCTTGCCGCCCTTGCACTTCTCGCGCCACTCCCCGCGCTTCGTGCACCATGCCCGCTCCCGCCCCGTGAACCCTGGCTCCTGGTACAGCGCGGCCCGCTTGCAGTGCGTGCAACGCATTACTCGGTCGGCTCGGTCGCTGGCGGCTCCTCGGCAGGCTCCCCGATTCCGAAGCGGTTCATGTCCTCGCCCTCCATCGCCGCGAGTATCGCCGCCACCTCGTCGGGGCGGATGTTCGGCAGCTTTCGCAGGATTGTCGCCGTGTCGAGCCACTGGGCCTCCTGCACGACCATCTCGACCTGCTCCTTCTGGTTGCTGATTCGGTTGCGCTGGAATATCGGCTCGTCGTCGAAACCAGCGAGGCGCACGAGCTGGCGCACGCACTCGGCGACCCAGTACTCGAAGTCGGCGGCGTTCTCGTCCATCGGCTGGTAGGCCGCGTCGATGTGGTCGTTCGTAGCGCCTGCGGCAACGGTGTGCACGTCCAGCGCCCCGAAGTCCTCGTAGATGCCGTTTCGCAGCTCTGCCAAGAGCGCCTGCCGCGCCGCGTACGGTATCTCCTGGGTGTGCTGGGTTGCCTTCGCTCCGTCCGTGCCGTCGACCTTCGCGATGTGCTCCAGGCGCAATCGGTCGCGGAACTCGGCCAAATCGGCGTCGGTCATGCCCATCGCGTTCTCGACAATCCAGTAGGCCGTGGCGCAGTCCTGGAGGTCGTTGGCGAAGCCCGACTTCACGAGGTCGTAGGCGTCGATGTGCGCCCTCAGCCCCACGAGCGTGCTCTGCTTCAACCGGCTGGCCCACATGGGCACGATGGGGAGCCTGCCGTAGTTCTCCTCGCCTATCACCCTGGTTTCATCGTCGGCTGGCACGTAGGCCGTCTCCGTGAGGTACGCCTGCACCACCTCGGAGGGGACGGGTTCGCCGTCCCTGCCCAGGGGCCTCAGCTCGCCGTCCTCGGCCCTCCACTCGCTGAACCCGTCCTCGGTGTACAGCGTGGCGCTCATGGGGCGCGTGGCGTCCATCTGCCAGAAGCGGATGCCCGCCCTAAGCTCGCCCGTGCGCTCGTCGTAGAGCGGGACGAACTCGGTCAGCTCGAAGGCGTGCACGCGGTCCTTGTTCCAGAACGCGAACGCGACGCCGTGGATGCAGGCGTGGTACGAGGCCTCCGTCACCTTGCGGTCGAAGCCCTCGCCCATCGCTTCCTTGACCTTGTCGCCGCCGTCCTGCGCCTCGTCGGGTTGCACGAACGAGATGCCGTTGCCGAGGCTGTACTGCACCCGCTGCGTGTTGAGGCGGTTGAAGAAGTTGGAGGCCAGCTTGTTGTTGGCTGCGGTGAAGTCCTCGCCCTTGACCGCCGTGGCGTGGCGCTCGCCGCTGTCCTGGTCGACCGTCACGCGCATGGAGTAGAGCATGCGGGCGTACTCGTTGATTGTGACGTTCTCCTGGCGGTCGTACTTGTCGGCTATCAGCGCCAGCTTGTAGACATCCGACGACTTGTGCGCCGCGATTGCCGACTGGATGAACTCGCCCCTGTCTGGGGCCTCCTCGAAGTCCTGGTAGGTGTAGGTGGTGACCATGCTGCCCGCTTCCCGTTGCGGTTACGTTTACCTTTACGGGTTCATTGTCTCGCCTGCGTCACATGCCGAACGGCCCAGAGTAGTCCCTCCCCTTGGAGTACGCGCCCTTGCGCACATCGTTCATGACGGAGTAGCGCACCGCGTCGATGGTATGGTCGTTGCCGTCTGGGAACTCGTCGAGCCAGTTGCCGTCCCTGTCCTTCATGTACTCGCACAGGGAAAACTCCTCGAAGGCGTGCGGGCACCTGTCGGCGTCAATCCATATCTCGCGAAGCCCCGCCATCCACGTGTAGCTCTGGTGGCGCAGGTTGCCCTTCTTCGCCCCCATCGCATTCAGGCCCTCGTCGCGGTACACGCGGATGTCGCTCGGGTTGGCGTCGTCGCATAGTATCAACTCGTCGGCCCGCTTGAGGTGCGGCATTATCAGCTTCGCCGTCTCCTGCGGCTTGGTCTTGAAGCGGCGCTCCTCGGCGTAGATTATCAGCCGCCCGTTGCCAGGTTGCCACTCGCAGCGCTCGTACTGCCACGGGTCGGGGAACCAGCCCCAGTCCACGCCGTTGCGCGGGTTGTCGAACTGGGCTATCTGCTCGTCCGTGAGCTTGACGCGCTTCAGGTTCTCGAACACGCTGCCGCCCGTGCCCGTGACCTCACCCAGGAACTCCCAGCGGTAGTGCTGCTCGTTGGCCTCCCGCTCGTACTCGGCGTCCTCGACGAACTGCTCGCCCAGCCAGTCGGCGTGGCCCCCCTCCAGAACGTCGAGGTAGGTGCTGTGGTCGACCAGGCAGCTCGGGCGGCGCTCCATCTCCAGCGCCTTCTTGTTGACCCACGACCAGAGCACGCGGGGCGGATTGTACGTGTAGAACGTCCAGAACATGTCGCCGCCGCGCCTGAAGCTGCGCAGCGCGCTCGATATGTTGTCCCACGTCTCTATCTGGTCGATTTCCTCGAACCACTGTATCGCGCAGTAGCCCTTGGTGAACTTGACGCCCTTCATCTTGAGCGGGTCGTCCATGCCCCTGAACACTATCTTCTGCCCCGTGGGGAGGTACGTCAGCTCCATCGGGCTGACCGTCACCTTGAACCACCGCTCAAGCCCGAGCATCGAGACGGCCCAGAGCATCTGGTTGAACACGGAGTCGCGCAGGGTGTTGGAGTAGCGGCGGATGACCACCGCGTTGGCGTCCTTGTGGCTCACCACCAGCAGCAGGATGCACAGGCTCACAAAGCTCGACTTGGTGGAGCCGCGCCCGCCCTTGAGCCAGAAGTCGGAGCGGCTGTGCGTCATCACGGCGTCGAACACGCCGTCGAAGTGCTGGATGACCATGTCGGCGACGTTCACGCCCGCCCCCTGTCGTACGTGAACGTCGGCGCTGCCCCCTCGTCTTTCGGCGCGTCGTCCCTCGGCTCGCTGCGATACCCAGCCTTGTTCTTGTGGTAGAACATGAGCAGCCCAGGGTCGGGCGGAAGTTCTTTCCTGACCGTGCGCTTGACCACATGCCCGTTGTACGGCTTGCCATCGCGAAGCTCACCTCGGAACTCCTCGATTGTCTCGGTGACGGTCAAGCCGCCCCGCGCCCTGTTGAACATGACGTTCTCCATCGCGGGCAGTTGCAGCTCCTTCCCCTTTTTCACCGCGTCACTGAAGTCACCGAATCGGTTCTGCCACTCGTAGAACGTTTTGCGGGTGATTCCCATGTTCGCGGCCACGTCCTTGTCCATGAGGCCGTTCGCCACCCAGTTCGTCACCTGCTCCAGCTTCTCTGGCTTGAGCCACTGCTCGTACTTGCCGCGCGCCATGAGTTACCCCAGCGACTCCACTATGCGCCGCTCGCGCTCGCTCAGACGCCAGACGACCGAGCCGTCGGCCTCGACCTCCACGTCCTCGCCGAGCGCCTTGGCTGCTTCGAGCGCCTTGGCCTTTTCCGCCTCAGCCTTGGCCTTTTCCGCCTCAGCCTTGGCCTTTTCCGCCTCAGCCTTGGCCTTTTCCGCCTCAGCCTTGGCCTTTTCCGATAGCAGGAACCCCGACCCGTATATCGCCTTGTCGTACTCCTTCTGCGCGTCGAGCGCCCCTACCTGGTAGGCGTGGCCCTTCGGCACCCTGAACTCGACCCCGCAGCCGCTCCAGTTGGCGACCATCGCTGCGGTTATGACGTTGGACGGGTATCGGTACTTGAGGTTTATCGGCTTGGCCTGCTCCTCGCGGACGAGCTTGTCGGCCTCCATCACGGCGGCGTTGAGCTTCGGGGCCGTGCGCACCGTGTTCTCGCGGTCGAGGTTGGTGATGAAGCTCGTGTTCACCTTCGCGCCGTTCTCGTAGGTTATGTCGCAATCGGCGGCTATGTAGCACACGTCCAGGTTGCGCCCGCTGAAAAGCGTGAGCGTGGGCGCGAAGATGAAGAACGGGATGCCGCGCTCCAGGTAGAATCGGATTATCTTGACTTCGAGCGAGAACGGCGGGTTGTCCACCACGACGCACCCCTCGGGGTATTCCTCGTTCTCGAAGTCCCCGCCAGGGTAGAACGGGCGCACGAACTTCGAGCGGTCGAGGCCGTACTCGCCTGCCGCCCAGTCGGCCACGGCGTCGTACACCACGTCTGGCGTGTAGCAGTCGTCGGTCGTCTTCTTCGGCTCGAATTTCCCCGTGAACGCGTTGTACTCGTCGTTGCCCTCCTGGGTCTTCGAGCTGTTGAGATCGGAAGAGCACA